ATCCAGAGCTTGAAGGTCACATGACTATAGATGATCTAAAGTATCCAGAGTATGGATGGCACACATATGACTATAGATATCCTGCTGTAATTGATGGAGTATACTACTCACATAATTTTCCTAGTGGTGTTATGGGTACAGCTATATCTGGAGAGAATATGGCTAGAGCTCTAGTAAATAAAAACAAAGTATCATCTACTGTTGGGCACTCCCACCTATTAGATTATGCTATTGCATCTAAACCATCTGGTAAAAAAATTATGGGATTATCTGCAGGCTGCTACTTGACACACAGAGAAGCATACGCATATAACACACAGAGACTATGGTGGAGTGGCCTTATAGTTAAACGTAATGTAAAAGGTGGAGAGTACGATATCGAAACTGTAAACATACAGGAGGTAAAGAAAAGATATGGAAGACGTAGTTAACTTTCCTAAACATTATCGTCAGTCAAAGACTGAGACTATTGATCTAATCAAAGAGTCAATGACCACTGAAGAGTTTCATGGTTATCTTAAAGGTGCATGTATGAAATACATGTCAAGATACAAGTACAAAGGACAGCCCGTTCAAGATTTAGAGAAGGCAGAATGGTACTTGAGAAGATTAATCGTAGAAGTTTTAGAACAAGATGTAGAAAAGCAACAAAAGGAGTATCCAGATGACTGAAACATAGCAAATAGTGTTTAAACGCCCATATCTAAGCGTATAATCAAATGTTACCTTGGCTGGGGTGTTAGTATTAAAAGACTCAGATGTGTTTATATTTGAGCATTTATGAAAGAAAAATTTTAAGAAAGGCTAATAAAATGGCAGAAAAACAACAAGAGCAACAGATTACAGATACACAGTATATTATATCTGGATCACAAGTGCAAAGCATACTTCGCTACCTATTTACAAGACCATATGGAGAAGTAGTACAGGGTATTGAAGTACTATCAAGAGGATTAAAAGAGCTTGATCCAAAGATAGGTGCAGACTTTGTATCGAAACCTAGCGATGCAAAAAAATAGTTCAGAATTATTTAACATGAAAGTGTCTTTGACTGACACTAGTCAGATAGCTATACACTTAGACTACATACAGCCAAGCAACATTAAAGATGGTTTGGAAGATATAAATGAAGTATTCTATGCTAACCTACTGGCTAGTGTCATCAAGCACTGCATTGAAACAAGTCAAAAATTAAATGACGATATTAAAAGATTAATAGAAAGGATATAATGAGTAACGTGGCAAGAGCTGAAGTCCCAATGAGAATGAGAAGTATAACTGTTAGAATGAAGATTGATGACAGGAGAGTGTTAGCTATAGTAGACTATTCTATGTCAGCAACAGGCATAAGCCCAATGGCTGTATGGATTAAGGTAAGACCAACTGAGTCTACTTTAGATAGAGAACTAAGAGCATCTGGAAAGATGACATCTTTATTATTGCAATATGGATGTAGCTTTAAAGAGATAGCAGAAACACTAACTAAAGATTCTATAGTTGGTGCAGCTATAACCTATCTACATAAAAATCTTGAAAGCATATTGGCTGGAGAGCAAGGGGACAAAGTGCCTAATTTAAATACAGATCCTTATAAAATTAAAGATGTTGGCTAGTCTTGAGCGTCACTAAACGCTTGAGAGCTTCCTAAATATTGATCTAAAGAAAGAAAATTATCTCTACCTAAATTAAAATAGTTTTCTCTTTGCTGCATCTCTTCATCATCTGTAAGTTTAGGGCCTAAATCTACCCTAGCCATTAGTCCTTTTAAATCATCAGTAGATAAAACTGTAAATTTATTTTTACCTGTAGGCACAATCATTTCTGGGCCTCTTTCACCAACTACAAGAGGTCTATCTATTTGAACATCTTGAGCACCAGTACTTGCATACATTATGCCCGCACTAACTGGTGCAGGATTTCCTGGTCTTGCTGCTAATCCTTGAGTAGTTTGCCTACCTGCTCTTTCTCCAGTTTGTTTATCAGCAGTTATTTCTTCTGAAGATCTAATAGTTTGTTCTCTCTCTGTAGTTCCAGGAGCTTGATTCTCTTGCATACCTGCCATTACAATGTCTGGATTAATTAAAAAATCTGACTGCTGACCTATTAGATCTGCTGGCATTTTTTGATCTGGAGTCATGTCCATAACGTTCTTATCAGGCTGCATAGCTGCTGCAGCCACTGGAGAAGGGGTTAAACTTCTATCCAATTCTCTCTGTGTAAATACTCTTTTTGGTGCTAATGTGTCTACCATATAATTTTACTCCTCTATAATTCTTACGATTCTTAATCGACCCATGTCATTTTCTAATTCTACTTTTAGTTCCTTACATTGAACATATATACCTTCTTGTTCTTCTCCAATCTGCCTGGAAACAACACGTTTTTGCTTCAGGCAATCACTCATGCCCCCAGTAGGTACATACTCTAAGACTTTGTTACCGTCTTTTATCATCATCATTGCAAAAACCATCTCTATCATTAGTGAGTTCCGTTTCTTTCTTCTAAGTTAATTAATCTTTCTTCATGAAACTGTATAGTCATATCATTCTTCTGTATCATAGGTATTTCTTGTTCCATCTGTTTCTTTAGTTTATCTTGGTTTTTTGAAATAAATTCAACCAACATAAAAAGTTCTTGTATCTGTGGGGATACCATATCACCTTTAGGTACACCATCAATAAACTCATTGGCAGCATCTAAGTCTTTACTAATTAACTGCAATTCTGTTTCTATAATATTAAGTCGCTCAATGACTCCAAACCCGAACCAAGCACCCACAAGAATAGTGCCAATAATAGAGATAAGATTACGAGCTGGCATTGAGATAGAGGTGTTTTCACTTATTTTCATACCTCATCCAATTCAACAGGTTTACCTTCACAAAAATATTCAAATGATTTCATATTCATTCCATCTACATTTCTAAATTTTTTTAATAAATTATCAACTAACATTACTTTATTATCAAATAAGTGCTGTTGACAGGCATCTTCAGAAATAAATTGTATATCTTGAAGATATGTATTTCTAGTTTGTTCGCCTTCATACCACATCATTACTGTTAGCACCCAAATCATTTCTTAAATTTCTTTAGTGTTGATACTCCAAATGATCCACCAACTATTGTAAGTATAATGACCCAATAATAGTCATTAGCTTGAGCCAGAATCTCCCATCCTCTATTCATGTGAGGCTGTAGTGGTCCAATAAAATGACAAATAAAAATTCCTGAAAACGTGAGGGTTAACCATTCGTCTTTCCATGAGTTTTGTGTTTGTCGTACCTGTTCTAATTGTACTCCAATCTTAGCTACATCTACATCTCTTGCAGCTTCTATCTCTTTAGCTTTAATTATCTTATCCTTCTCTAGCTTGTGACTAATAGCTCCGACAGTTTTTTCTGTGATAAGTTTTGTAATTGGATTACCAAGTATACCTCCTCCTAATCCAAGTAGTGGCTTAATTAATAATAACGGATTCATTTTAGATTATCCCCTTTCCATTTTTGCACATCAAATGATGGGCATTTTTTTTCGCTTATCTCATTATGCCCTATAACATCTGCATCTGGATAGTCTGCTTTTAATTGTTTAACTAAATCTAAAAGAGCTGTCCATTGTTGTGCAGTAAAATTATTTTCAGCAGAATTATCTTCAGCCATTCCACCCACCATGCACACAGAAACACTCTTATGATTGTATCCTGCTGCATGTGCGCCAGTATCCCTATTGCTACGACCAAGTTCCACCTCTCCATTTCTTCTAATTATGTAATGATATCCAACGTCACGCCATCCATTATCCTGAACGTGCCATTTTCTAATCTCTGTTAATCCTATATCCATGCTAGCTTTTGTAGCTGCACAGTGTATTACTATATATTCTGTACTATTGCGTGGCTCCACTTATTTCTCCCATATTATTTTCTTCTATGTAATTATATATATCGTTATTCATTTTTTTTATTTGATCATCTGTCAATAAAGGCCAAGATCCGTTCTCTAATGGATCATCTTCTTTTTTGTTAAAGTCATAAGTAAATATATCTTTATATTCTTTTACTATTTTTTCTC